TCTGCTTTCTCTGTTTTTACTAAGTATAGTTTCTTTATTTATACCTGTAATCTCCTCTACAGTTTTAAACAGTATATCTGCCTTATGTAGATTGCTTAATTCCTTACTAATAGTATCTTCCATGTAATATTGCTTTTGCTTTGTGATATGCCCTGTTTAAATCTCCTTTACTTGTGTTATCTTTCAGATATTCCAATGCAGTTAAAAATCTTTCTTTAGGGTTTCTAATATTAATAAATTTAGGTTCTTTGTTGTCAAGCACATGAGTTATCTGCATATTTATTCCGTCTTGAAAATACAAATCTAATGTTTTCGTTATAAGAGTAAATGCGTGTACTCTTTCTCCAAGAAACCCAAGAGCATCAAACTTACCATCTTTGTGATAAAACACTGGCTTTTCAGACCAATACTTTAATGGTATCTTTTTAAAGAAGTTTATATAATCCTCAATACTTATATAAGGAACACCTTTGTCAGTGATTAATTGTCTAATCATAAAGTTAAAAATATTCCTTGCATCTTGAGTGTTGTCAACTGCGTTTAAATATTTTGTAAAACTGCTCCCTACAGTCTCTTGGATTGTCGTTTTCTTCAAGGTCTTTGATAATATCTTGGGCTTCTCCATAAGTTATTTGTTCTATGTTAATATGTTGATAATTCATGTTTGCAGATGAGGTTATCATTAATTGTTCAAACCTCATCATTTGATACATAGACGACTTATCATCAAGAAAGTCATCCATCCAGTCATCTTCATTATCTCTTGAAGTCATCTGATTCATCTTCTGAGAATACGCCTAACTGATAAAAACCTGCCAGCTTTAATACAGCTCTTGACATGGCTCTTTTCTCAGCCATAGCAACTGGGTATCCGTTTGAATTATTCATAGGGGCAGCTTCTCCAAATGTTTCAATAGCCTGGTCTCCCATATTAGCTGTTGCCTTAATAATAACACATTTAGTATCATCAGAATTATATATAAGGTCATACTTTATATTAATACTGTTGGCAGCTTGAATTTTATCAATACCGCTTCTTGTGATAATTGTGTAGAACTTATGTTTAAAAACATCATCTTTAACTAAATTGTTTTCTACAAATAATCTTCTTAGTGTTTCTTTTTGCGTTTCTTTTTCCATTTTACTTTTCTTTAATTGTGTTAATAACTTCTTTTGTTTCTTCTTCTTGCTCACTTAATAATAATAAGTGTTCATAATGAAGTTTAATCGTTTCGTCTTGATAAACTTCTTCTTCTCTTTGTTTGATAAACTCTTCTTTCATTAATCCCATAGTTTTGTGTTTTAGTTAATTACAGTACAAATATTGCACAAAAAAATGAGACTACCAAATTTTTAGACCTTTTTTTTAAAATATTCCATATATTTCCTTTTCTGTGTAAGAAATTTCCTAACATTTACATATATTATTAATATTATTGCACATTAAAGATAAAAGTATGCCTTGCATTAAGTGCGGAGAAGATAGTTATAAATGGGGAGAAGATGGAGACTGTAAATACAGTTCTCTTGAAGCTTGCGAATCTGCTAACTCAGGTTATAACGCTGAAACATATAATGATTATCCTCAGTCGGCAACTAATAATGCTAAGAGAGCTATCAAATATAAAGAAGAAAACGGCTCTGATTGTGGAACTAATGTGGGTTGGACTCGTGCAGGCCAATTAGCAAGAAGAGAAAAGCTATCAAGAGATACTATTGCTCGTATGGCATCATTTAAAAGACATCAACAACACAAAGATGTGCCTTATGATGAGGGCTGTGGAGGCCTAATGTGGGATGCTTGGGGAGGGACAAGTGGAGTTGAGTGGGCTATAAGAAAGCTTGAGAGTATTGATAAAAAAAATGAGCTTGATTACGACCATGAGTACAACTTCAGTGAGGCAGAAATGAAAGAGCTTCACGAAAAAGGTGTTTTATATATAACACAGATAGATGAAGATGGTACTGAGATGGTAATTAAGTTTACTTATAAAGACGGAGAAGTTCGTGAACATTCAAATTTTAAAAATTTAAAAGATATGAATTGGTATAATATAAAAAACCTATCTAAAAATTCTACAGAAGTAGTTATTTATGATGAGATAGGTCAATGGGGTATAGACTCCAAAAGTTTTATTGAAGAAATTAAAGAAATATCCACAGAGAATATTCTATTAAGAATAAACTCCCCAGGCGGTTCTGTTATAGATGGTCTTGCTATACATGACGCTATTAAGCGTATGCCTCAGAAAGTAACCGCACAAATCGAGGGTCTTGCTGCCTCTATTGCTACTATAATAGCTTTAGGAGCTGATGAGATTTCTATGAGTCAGAATAGCTTGTTTATGATTCATAATGTATGGGGTGGAGAGACAGGAGGTGCAAAAGATATGAGAAAGGCTGCTGACCTAATGGAAAAGATGGGAGACAGACTTGTAAATATCTATGTAAGTAAAACAGGTAAAGACGAATCAGAAATCCGTAATTGGATGGATGATGAAACTTGGTTTACGGCAGACGAAGCTCTTGAAGCTGGTTTTATCGACTATGTTGAAGAACCTATTGCTTTGGCGGCTAAGTTTGATATTAAAAAGCTCAACTACAAAAACACAAGCATTGTAGCTGATATGTTTAAATCTAACAAAAAATCATTTAAAATGGAAAATCAAATTGAAGAGTTAAAGAACTTCATTTCTGATTTATTCAACAAAAAAAATAAAGTTGATGAAGCAGAAGTAGTGAATGTTCTTGAAAACGAAGAAGTTGCTAATAAGATTAGTGAGTTGGAATTTGCTATTGCAGCATCTGAAGATAACTTAACTGACCTTTCTGCCGCTTTGGAAGAGAAAGAATCTAACCTTGTTGCTTTAATTGACGAAGTAAAAAGTTTAGAAACTAAATTAGCGAAGTACGAGGGTACTTCAAGTAATGTTGTTCCTGAGAAAGACCCAACTCCAGTAAAATCTGAGGGTAAATCTACTGAGTGGGACAACTTAGTAAATATTTTTTAAAAAATTAACAAAAAATTAAATAAAAATGGCAAATATTATTGAAAACCCAATTAGCTGGAATCAAGAAGATGCTGCAAAGTATTTTTTACAGCCACTATTTATATCAAACAATGACTTAGCTCATTTTGATGTAATGACTAATATCTCAGGTGCTTCTATTGTTCTTGACAAGTATAGTGCACTTAAAGATGTTACTAAAGCGTTAAATGACGGATGTTTTGAGGATGAGGCTACTCGTTCAGAAAACAGTCATGTAACATTAACATTAACTCGTTTAGAGGTAGAGCACAGACAAAGAGCTCATGCTTTATTCAATCACATTAAATCTCAGTTCATGAGACAAGGTATCGAAAGAAATGACCTTACTGGAACTGTAATTATGCAAATGCTTTCTGAAATTCTTTTAGGTGGTATTAAGAGAGACTTTTCTACTATCCTATGGTGGGGTAAGGCTACAGGTGGTGCAGGTACACAAGCTTTAGCTGACGGTATATGGCAAGCTGCTTCAGGTATTCCTGCTGCACAACAAGTAACTTATGCTCCAGGTGCAACTGCTGCTATAGATTCTCTTAACGCACTTATGATTGCTCGTTCTAACGAATTAGCTGGTTCTGACCAAATGATGTTCGTTTCTCGTTCATTTGCTGACAAGTATAGAGCTGAGTTGACTGGTATAGGTGTTCAAGGTGCTTACCAAGACTTACAAGGTGGTATCGCTAACTTATCTTTTAATGGTATCCCAATGATGGTTATGCCTGACTTTGATGTAAATATCGCTGCTTACGGTGGTACTTTACCTACTGGTGCTCCAAGTGCTGTTGGTAACACTGAGTGTGCTTTCTTAGTTGCTAAGGATGCTCTTGCTGTAGGTACTGACTGGTCTATTCAGGATGTAGATATGTGGTATAACAGAGATTGTAAAGAAAACAGATTTAGAATGAACTATTCATTCGGAGTTGCGTTGAAAGACAATTCTTTAGTTGCAACTATCACTTACTAATTAATAACTTTTAAAATAAATAATTATGGCAATTACACAAGGACATGAGGTTATATGTTGTGATAGAAACCGAAGAGGTGGATTGAAAAACATTTGGCTTATGGAAAAAGATAGTTTGACAGGTGCACCAACTTATGATGCCCCTACAAACTCATACACTTCATTCCCAACAGTTTCTTTATATCAATTTGACTTTGATAGAGGAACAGGTGGTTTTAACGCAAACGCTTCTCGTGAAAACGGAAGTACAATCATCACTGTTGAATTAATTTTCTACATACCAAAAGTAACTCCAGCAGTTAACTTGGTATTAGATGAATTAGCTCAATCGTGTGGTTTATTTGCAATAGCTGAAACTTACGCAGATGACTGTGCTTCTCCAGCAGTAACTTATAAGTTCGTCTTAGGATACGATGAAATATTTGAATCTAACGCTTACTTAGACTTTACAACAGGAGAGGAGACTACAGGTCTTGCACTTCAAGATGCTAATGGAACTAATGTTACATTAACAGGAGAGCAAGCTGAGTACCCAATCGGTCTTACTGCTGGTATGACACCACCAGCATCATTCACTGGTGCTTGGACTGTAGCTTAATAAGCTATTAATAAATTGAAAAAATGGGGGGGTGCTTGACATCCTCCCAAATTTTCTTTATGTTTGCATTATAAAAATAAAATTATGGCTTATAAACTAAATATAAAGTGGTTTTCAAAAAATGGCTGTGAAGAGGTTGTCTTATCTAAAACAAGAATTGATTTTTGTTATAAAAACACTAAGTCTATTGTTTCAGACAATCAAGAGCTTTTAAAAGAGCTTTATGATATGGGCAAGCCTTATGTTTCTTCAGACGAAGAAAAGAAAATTACTAAAAAGAAAAAGGTAAATGGAATCAAAGAAACAGCAGGTAAAAAAGAAGAGAAGCAGGTATCATCAAAAGCCAGCGAAGAAAAATAAACTTCTTGCTTACGGATTCTCTAAAGACCTTGCACAGGATGTTCCTGAGGAGGTAAAAAGGCTGGATAAGCTCAAAAATAGCTGGATTCCTTTTGGGGATGATAATTTATTTCCTCAACATTTAAGTGAGTTATCAAGAGCTGCCTCTACTCACAGGGCAATTCTAAACACTAAAACAACCTTTACTATTGGAGAGGGTTTTCATACTTTAGACGAGTCTCTTGACGAATATATACAAGATGTCAACGCAGACGGAGAAAGTCTCGATGATGTTATGAGAAAAGTGTCTGATGACTACTGGACTTTTGGTAACGCATATCTTGAAGTTGTTGTTGGTAAGGGTTATGTCAATCTTTATCATCACGATGCAACTACAGGTAGAGTTGCTAAAGATAAAAAGAAAATACTATTCCACCCTAACTGGGCAGATGTAAGGAGAAGTGAAGAGAAGATTAAGTCTCTTGATATATACCCTACATTTAAAAAGTACGCAAAGGGTGTTCAGCGTTCTGTAATCCACTTCTGTGATTATGAGAGCACATATTATTATTATGGTTTACCTGATTATGTAGCAGCTTTAGACCATATAAAGATAGCAAATCAAATAGGTAAGTACAACCTTACAAGATTTAAGAATGGCTTTATGCCGTCTGCAATTATTGAATTAGGGGCAGATATGTCAGAAGAAGAGGCACAACTCTTTATTGATGAGGCAAGAGAAAAGCTTACTGGAGAAAACAACAACTCTAAAATATTATTTATAGCTAAGAATGGAGACGAGTCTGCCTCAAATGTTCAAGTTATAAACGACACAAGTGATGGTTCTTTTATGGAACTACAAACCATTACTAATGATAACATAATTTCTGCACACAGATGGAATCCTGCTTTATCAGGAATACAGGTTGCAGGTTCTTTAGGGAATAACCAGCAGATTTTGACTATATACGATATAGTTATGTCAACAGTTATTAGAGAGCCTCAATACATGATGTGTAGAGAATTAAAGAAAGTGTTAAAAAGGCACGCAGGTTACAATGTTTCTGACCTGCACATAGTAAATAAACCTCCAGTTACTATGCTTGGTGCTATAAACCCTACTGATTATGTTTCAGTTCAAGAGGGAAGAAGAATATTTCACTTGCCTGAACTAACAGAAGAGGAGTTGGAAAATTTATTAATAGAAAAAAATAAGATAAAAGATGGCCCTGATAACTCCGAAGCAAGTAATTGATACAGCTTTTACTAATAAAAATACAGATAAGTATTTAGTTAAGCCTGCTTTTGTAGAAATTGCAGAACTTAACTTTATACAGCCTGCTATTGGAGAAAAGCTTTATGAAACTATTTCTGAGGAGGTCAATAATAATGTTCAGTACACATGGATTGATGTTGATTGTGTTACTGCAAGTGGAGATATTAATGTTACACTAAGCACTCCAGTTAATCATATACAGGTAAATGATTTTGTTACTTCTGTTGATTTGCCTCTTTACGAAGATAGTAACAATACAGATGGTGCTTGTTGTAGAGGATTTAACAAGGTCGTTTCTGTAGAAACAAATGCGGCTGGGCTTGTAACTAAATTCAAGGTTTCAGGAGCTGCAAAAACCACAAACGCATTTTCTAAGTTTAAATTTAGGAGGCCAAACGGAGTCCTTTTAGAGGACTATATACAAAAATACTTAGCTTTCGGTGTTAAGTTTGAGATGATGCCTGATATGTCTTATAATACAACCTCACAGGGGGTTGTTGAGAATGTTGCAGACTTTACTATGCCTGTAGATTCTAAGAAGTTAAACTTCCTTAGAAATGAAACATTTAAAAAGTCAGACACATATCAAAGAAGAATGATTGAGTTTTTAAACGAGAACGATGAAGCTTATCCTGATTACTGTAATGAAAATAAGGGTGGGGTAAGTAAACTAAACGGAATAATATTATACTAATATGGCAACTAATTTTCATCCTGATTTACCAAACGACCAGCTACACCCACCAAAAGACTTTAGTGTATCAAACAACTCAAGTGTTTTAACAAAGAGTGATGCTGGTTTACTGGATTGGAACACATCTCCCTATGGAACAGAAACAAGAATAACTTGTGGGCCTGATATAGCTGGAGGACTTCATGAAAGAAAGTTTTATGTTTTTTTAGATGAAAGCAATAAGGGAGAGTGTTACTTTGATGAAGT